ATAGCTAAATTTAAGGGCCAACCAAAAGAAACCCAAATTAATTTACTTAGTTCGTTTTACTTTGTTGACACTAATGAAATAACTCTTTGTAATAACCAACAAGATAGGGTTAAACTTTATCGCACACTACTTAAAAAATTTTATGAAACAAAAACTGTTACACATACAGAGCGAGTTGAATGCTCCTAAAACTCAATTCAACAAGTTCGGTAATTACTACTACCGAAACCACGAGGATCAATGTAATGCATTGAAACCTCTTTTAAAACAATATAACTCTACACTTATTATCTCCGATGAGGTAAAAGAATTAAGTGGTATATTATTCTGCGAGGCTACTGTAGCCTTGTACTGTACTGACACCAACAAGTTAATTGGTGCAGCCAAAGCCCAAGCTGGTATTGATCCCAAAAAGAAAGGGATGGATATAAGTATGACATTTGGAGCTGCGGCTTCTTATGCTCGGAAGTATGCAATTAATGCACTTTTTCTGTGCGATGACTGCAAGGATGCTGATGCTACTCATGACTTCAAAGAGAAGAAGCCTGTGACTAAACAATCACCACTTGAAACAGAGGACGAAGAATGGATTTAGCACGAGCTTGTGAGAAACTAATCAAGCCAAAGGAGGCTTGTGAAATACTAGGGGTCAATATGACTTCTTTAAGGAGCTATGTGAAAGCAAAAAAGTTCCCAACCTATCAACTATCACAAAGATGCTTTCGTTTCAGAAAGTCAGAGATAGAAGATTTTATTCAATCAAACATTAAATAAATTGTTATATATAACAGAAAACCACAAAATTATAATCATGGCAGAAAAATACGATAATACTAATGGAGGAGCATTGTTCCCCAACGACAAGAAAGAAAAAGAGTCTCACCCAGACTTTCGAGGAAACATCGATATCGAGGGTAAAGAGTTCTGGATCAAAGGATGGAAGAAAACATCTAAGTCTGGAATGAAGTTTCTTTCTTTGGCAGTTACTGCAAAGGATGCACCAAAGGCTGACGATAAAACTGAAGAAGACCCATTCTAAGAATGAAGGTAACACCAAAACCATCTGTGCAGGCAGACGATCCTAAATACTACGATAAGGATTGGTATGATGAGTTCAGAGAGGAGGTAGTCGAAAGGCTTTTAGCAGTTACTGCTAAGAAGAATAATGACTACACCACCGGAACTACTAACACTAATCCATTCGCTAATTTTGACAGATCGGAAGACTTCGGTGTGCAACCTCTTGTAGGTCTGTGCATTAGGATGCAAGACAAGTTCCAACGAGCGATGACATTTGCGAAGGATGGTAAACTTGAGGTTACAGAAGGTAATGACCAGGTTGAAGATATATTCTTTGACATCATGGGTTATTGTCTACTTGCTCAAGGCATGCTCGAAAGAGATAAAGAACTCAAGCGAACTGCTTTTTAACTATTATCTCACCCCTAACACAGCTAGGTTCGTAAGATGCGAGCCTAGCTTTTTTATCTAACTATGAAATCAACCACTAAAATTATGTACGAAATTAAAGAAGCTATCGAGGTAGCAAATGACACACAAAAAAAACTAAGCCAACGAGGCTTACCGGAATCAGATAAGATTCTTATTAAATTCTTAGGACAAGTTCTAACTTCACTACAAACTAAAGTTGCTGAATTAGATAATGCAAGTACCACACAATAGAGATGCAGAGGAGTCCTTGCTCTCTTGTTGCATCAAGGGTGGAGAAGACTTAGTATTTGAGAGAGTTCAAAGCTCTCTCATTGCTGAGGACTTTCACTACGAAGAGCATCAGCAGATATGGGAATGCCTCAATGAACTGTCGGCATCTGGTACACCTATAGATATAGTTACAGTTACTGAGTCAGCCAAGGCAAAGAACGATGAATTGATTCACACCATCATCAATCTTGATTCCCTCGAAAGAGGTACATTGGTACTGCCAGAATATGTAAAAATAATCTTAGATAAATCTAAGCTACGAACTCTAAAGAGACAGTATACTTTGGCCCTTGAGAAGATTGAATCAAATGAGACAGCAGATGACATCATTGAATCAGTCAACGAAGAGATAGATAAGATACAACCTCAAGAGAAGGACACTACTCACATCAAACATTCTCTAGATATAATCAGAGATGAATATGATAAGATGGCTAGTGGTGACTACAAGTATGAGTATGTTAAGACTCACTTGAAGCACTTAGACGATAAGATTAAGCTAGAATTAGGTTGTGTATTTACTATTGCCGCCCCAACAAGTGTGGGTAAATCTGCACTTTCATTAAATATCGCACTCCGATCAGCCTCAAGAGATAAATTTCCTACCCTCATATTTAGCCTTGAGATGCCTCAGAAGCAGATTACTAAGAGAATGATAGGCACACTATCCAATCTTGATTTGAAACGAACTGAGGAGCTTGTGGAGACCCCTGAGAACCGAGCTAAGATAGACGATGCTATGGAGAAACTCGATAACATTCCTCTGTACACAATTCATGCAGTTAAAAGTATTAATACTTTGGCTTCTGATGTTCGCAGATACAAAAAAGAAAAGGGTATAAAGTTAGTGGTCATAGACTACCTGCAATTGATTCCCTTTAATTCCAATAAGATGGGCAAGGCTGATGGGATCGCACAGATATCTCAGAAGGTTAAGCAGATAGCATTGGAGAATGATATAGCAATCATACTTTTATCTCAGCTTAATCGTGAGGGAGCTAGATCGGATCGCCCAGACCTATACCATCTCAAGGATAGTGGTTCTATTGAGAACGATGCTGACATCGTACTTATCATGAACTGTAAAGACAATGACCCAGAGTCTGCCAAAACATCAGATTCATATGGGCCTTATATGCACATTAACTACTTGATAGCTAAGAATCGTGAAGGCGAGCGAGGCTTGAGAGATAACTTCAAATTCTACTTCAAGGAGGGTAGATTCTTCTAATATGAAAGATATTACAAACACAGGCTCATACGAGCAAAGACAAAAGATAAGCAAGGATGAAATGTCCGAAACCTTATTCGAGAACTATTGTGAAACTCAAGGTATAAAAATACACCATACTGGTTTTGATTCAGTCATGAATCCGGTTAAGGAGTTTTGGAAGGTTCACCCAACCATTCGAGCATTACCGGATTATCTTGTGGAAACAGATAATGGTTTATCTTGGTGTCAAGTCAAAGGCAGCAACAAACTGAAGCTACATGACTTTGTTGAATACAGTACATTCGCCAATCTGTTCTCACATCAATGTGATTTCTATGTTGTATTTATGTTCAAGGATGGTAAGCCTATCTTTAGGACAATGAAAGATATCGCCAACTCTATTGTCGGACAAGAGATCGGACAATGGCATGATGGTGTTAAATATATTACAGTACCTTTATGACAGACCCAGAAACAATCAGAAGTAATACAGTCGAAAGACTGAACACACGAATCGATATGATTCGAGAAGAGTCACGAACTCTCTCCCACCGGATCGCTATACTCGAAGAGCGAAGAAAAGAGCTACAAGAAAATAAAAGACACTTTAAGAATTTACTCCTTGAAATAGAGGGTAAAGTTGATACATAGTGTATAATCATACTGAGGGGAGTGCAAGCAGTAATGCCCACAAGGATTCATCATATGATCCTAGTTAATCCCTCTGTGTGTGGTAAGCCTCATCTAGTTTTCTAGGTGAGGTTTTTTCTTACCTCAAATCATTGATGATTGGATTAGGAGCTAATTGCTCAAATGGATCAGGTAATCCGAATAAGAACTCACCCTCTTGCTTTGCTCGTCTCTCTACATACTTTCTTTGCTTGGCCCTAACTTCAGGGATTCTGTAGTAAAGTACATCCTTCAATGGTAAATTCTTGGCGATACCTGATTCAATAATACCTTCACCTTGTGCTACTGCACTCATCTCATTGAGAACTCCGATACCTCTTGCTAGTGGAACTGGTAGTGTGAAGTCTAGCATTGCTTGCCCAAGACCTTCTTTTCTTAATTGGAAGAATAAGAATTTATTAATACCAAATACACGAACTGCACCATTGAATGCATAGTCAGGTAAGTATCCTGGTCTACCTGTCAACCAATCCTTTAGGGCATCAACAGGAATACCAATAGCAATAAAGAAGCCGATAAGTTTTGTGAGCCTTAGTGCCGCATCTGCTCTCTCTCTTTTTGTTCGACCATTACCAAACAGATCATTGAGTGCAATGTTTCTAGTTGAGTTAATCTGCACCAACATAAATGATTTCATAGTAATCAAACCTCTTAGATTTGGATTCTCGGAAATCTTTGGTGGTAACCTCAATATGTTCATCGGTTGATTCTCAAATAATTTTACAATAAGAACATTCTTAATTAAATCATTTTCAAACTGACTTCTTTGGTTAGGGTTTTTCTTAACTGCTTGTAAAAACTTTTGTATGTCTTGTTGTTGTACTTGAGGGTCAGTTGATGCTAAGAATATATTTAATTCTTTGAGCGCCTTCTTTGCTTCTACCAATCTCTTACCTCGGACATTTTTCTTAATTGTTCCATCAGGGTTTATATCATTAGATATCTTGGAGTACCTTTTGTAATTAGCATCCATTGTGGTCTCCTTCATGAACTGATCCATCTTGGTAAATCCTGTGATCTTCAATCCAGTCTTGATGATATCAGAAAAGAAGTCTGAATCATTTTCGTAGGCATCCATGATGCGATTGATATCAAATAACTCTCTGACATCTGCTATGCCTTTACCTGTAGCAACATTAGCCGCTGACTTCAATGTTTCAAAGAAACCATTGTCGTACATAGTAAATGGTAAGTCATATAACTGAGATAGTGTTGATGTAAATTCAATCAGAAGTGTACCATAACTAAACTGTCTGAACCATGAGAATAATCCAAACTCTCTACCACCTTTTGCCATGAGCATTCTGGTAATCTCTGGTAATGTTTGGTATAGTTTCTCTTGATTAACTGTGTCAGCAAACTCAGGACTATTGACTAAGTTCTGTACAGTTTGAGCCATCTTGCTTCGTGGATCATACTGATATATTGTCTGACCATTTACCACTCTTGTGTCAGGTTGCATTCTACCAATGAACTTAGTTGTCTCAATCAAACTGACCATTGATGTAAAGTATCTACTCAATGCTTTTGTTGGTGAGTCATAGAACTCTAAATCTTCTTCAGGAATGATCTCTAGTTTTCTTGTCTTAGTAAACTTAGGTTTACCTGCCTTTGGATCAAAGCCTCTACCAGAAAGCTCCTTCTCAATAAATAAAGCCTCTTCAACAGAACCCTTCTCCATAGCCGGTAATGGTTTTGCTACCTCTTCATCTTTCACAAAGCTATTACCAATTGAATCAACTTCTGCTTGGGCTTCTTTTCTAGTAGGATATAAGTTACCAGGATTCGGTATGTTCGTTTCAGCATCATAAGTAAATACCCTGAATGCTTTAACTGTATTTTCTTTTCTCTTTTGATTCTCAGCTTTGATGGAATCTTGGAAAGTTTTTTCATCAAGCCCATACTTCTCACGAAGTTCTTTGTATTTCTTTGGAGATAAATATCTAGGCCAATAGTTTTCTACAAATCCAATCTCACCAACATAGGTCATAACCTCATGTCTGATTTGCTTGAGTGCTTGGGTAATAGCTAAGTAGTCATTGAACATACCATACTTATCTAATAATGCATCTCGCTTGCTATATAAGTCTTGTGCTTGCTCATCTGTAAACTGACTGCCTTCATTGTCAAACTTACTAAATGATATCAACTGAGTAAGTAACTGCTTGTCACCCTTGTCTGTGATGCCCTTGAATTTATTAGCAAAACTTTCAGCCAATCTATGTAATTGGTGGACTCTCTGATCCTTGCCTCTTACATAATCTGTGAATACTTTCTCTAAACTAGCATGAATGTTTCTAAGTGTTTGTCCTGCCGGAACAAGATATGCTTCTGCGAATGTCATCTTACCATCCTTCTTAGGAAGAATCAATGGCTTTAGGATGGGTTTCTTTTCTGTTTTGATTGGGTCTTCTGTGAAGTTCTCAACATTAATTACAGGCTCACCTGTTACTGGAGAGATTACCTTCCTTGCCGCCAACACAGTTTTCTGATCAACAGGTCTGGCTTGTGGATCAATTTGGGCTAATACATTTGCTACATCTACAATCAATGAAACACCTTGTGGATCGCTAGTATTTTTAAATGCTCTTGTGACGAAACCTTGTATGGATTGGATTAGTCTCTTAACTCTCATCCAAGCCTTACCTTGCTTCATGGTATTCATTTGCTCTGATATACCACCATATGAAAAATTCTGTACCGCAGCCCTAAAGTATTCAGCGCCTGCATTGTAGTCAGACATAGGTTCACCATAGTTATATACTTGCTCAATGAGATATCTCTGTGATTTGGTAAGTGATTTTCCTAAGGCTTGAGCATCAAGTCCTTTGTTATGGGCTATAGAATGAATGATCTCTTCCCTTATTATCATACTAATACCTTCTTCGGAGAATGTTTTAGTATTAAGGTTTCTTAGATTAACAACTATAGTGTGGGATAGTGGTTCATAGTAAGCAACTTGATCTTGATCAAAGGAAGTGCCAAGCCCATCAATATCCATATACACCTTTAGCTTTTGGGCAGGTGTTTCTATTTTCGCCCCATCCTGAAACTTGTACCTTTTGGGGGTACTTAACTCAGGAGAGTTGAATATATCACCAAACTTATTGGTAATATAATTCTGTGTAGCCTGTGCTTCAATCTCTAGCTCAACTTGAGCAGGTGACTTAGGTCTTCGAGCGCCTAATATTTTTCTACCTTTTTGGTCTACACCAAATGTTCTTACTTCTCCTTCAGCAGGTTTAAGTGCTTGTGATATATTTTTCTTCTCTCCATACTTTCGAGTAGGTTGTGCTGATCTGTAAATGTCTTTGATTTGATCATACAATTGGAAAGGCTTATCGAAGTAACCTAGTCCCTTACCTTTAATTAAGTATTCATATGCTGAGTGTTCAGGGACTTTGGCTTCCTTGGCACTTATAGAACCATCCTTTGGTTGGCCTTTTTTAAATTCTACTGCACTTACTACTGTGCCTGCTTCCAGCCCATTGAATCTTGGGTCAGCAAACAAGTCTATCATATCTACTATATTAGGAAATCCTTCATTTACATATTCAATCTTACCGATCTTCTGACCAGTCATTTCTCCTTTTACATTCTCGGAAGTTTTAAAGAAACTCTGACCTCGGATATCAAACCGACTATCTCCTAATCGTTTTTGAAAATTATCTAGTGATGTGAACTCACCACCTAATGCTATAGAAGGCCCTTCATTAGCACTTGAGTTAATCAAACTATTCCTTAACTCATTAGCCACTTCTAGGAATCTTTTCTCTGTAAGTCTTCCTTTCTTTATAGCATTTCTTACCTCAGCTACATAAGCTTTTAAGAATGTTTTATTTCCTCTTAAATTGTCTTTGGGAAATAGTGTAACAAATCCAACACCTTTACTAGATAGGTTTACTTTATTATTTAAAGATGTCCATATACCTTTAGCATCAACTGCCCAACCAATGTCATTATCCTTATTGACTTTTGTGTTAGGATAATCAGGGCCACCTTGTAATGATATATTTAAATTACCATCAAGACCCTTGTATGTACCAACTCTAGTTTGGTCAGCGAATAAAAAGAATATCCTCTGCCCCTTGAAGTCTTTCAGTTTAATTGTTGGTACACCCTTAGGTTTTCTGGCACTTAATCTTAAATCAGTTGGTTCTGTTATTTGATCTGCATCAACTAATGAGTCCAATGTTACACCTTGTTGTGCCTCTTCTTGGTTCTCTATTTGTTCTAGAGAAATCTCTTCATCATCAGTAGCCATGACTGCCTCTTGTAGGGCTTCGTATGTACTCTCAGCTACCTTCTCAATTAATACAGAAGAACCACTAACAGATACATCTAATGGTGTTACCTTGAATCCTTCTCCAAGTACACCCTGTATGTAATCAACTAATTCTTTTTGTTTAAAATTCTTTTGGTAAGTTTTATCGCCACTTATATATCCGACTTCCCCAAAGGATTCTGTCTTCAATTCAGGTTTGTTTTTGTAGTAAGAATCAACATCACTACGAGCAGTAATAACTGCTTTACCATTTTTCTTTAGTACACGACCAATGTCTTTGACTACTTCATTTCTGACTTGTTGTCCTGGTATAACATTGAGAACACTAAGACTTGTTACGAAGTCATATGAGTTACTTGGAATCTGACTAGGGTCAGTATAAGTTGGTTGGAATCCTCCTTGTGGATTTGGCTCAAATGACTCAGCACCCATCAAGGCAGCACCCTCTCCTAAGCCTGCTCCAAAATCTAATACTCTGCCACCTTCAGGCATATACTTTGACTCATTAATTAAACCATAGGTTTTAATTGTATTAGACCTTTGGGTCTTCTCATGAGCTATGTCTGACTGTTTTACTTGAGCTTGTTGTGCTTGCTCTTTAAACCTTCTGGCACTAAGTCTTAGATTGGTCTGTTCACCCTGCAAAGAGTTTAGTGCTTGACTACCCCTTTGTATTATTTCCTGTAACTCAAATTCGGTTACTTCAGATATATTGCCTGCTTGAGATGGGTCACGACTAATTCTTCTACCTATCTCTGCTTTAAATTCATTAGATAGTTCCGGTAATAAATTTTCTTTGTTAGCCCTATCTAGCAAAATCGCTAATTTTACATTTCCTGATGGTGTATCAGGTAACTTTTGCATCTTGTCTCTAAGGAAATCTAAGTCTTTAAAAGTGCCATCCCTGTAACCTTCAATTGCATAGTTTACTTGTCTCCTGAAATCTTCTATTTCAAAAGAAAAAAGTTTATCTTGGGCTTCGCCCATCTTCTCTAAAAACTCAACAGTTTCTTCTTCTTCTGTCTGATTATCAAACTCTGTTTCTATTCTAAATACTTCAGAGTCTACTTTATTTCCATAGGCTTCAAGTTCTTTGTCAGATAGATTTTGTAAACTAGAATCAATGATAGGAGTTCTTTCATTATTTAATGGAACTCCTTTTCTAGCACTAAGTCTTAAATTTTCAGGGTCAATAGGTCTGCCATCATCTACAGGTTTGCCTTCAGGTGATTGTATGCCTACAGGTTCTTTGACCATAGGGCTACCATCATCTATAACTTTGCCCTCAATATCTTCTATACCTTCAGGCTCTTTGACTTCTACAGGGGCAGTCTCTTGTGTTTGTACTTCACCGGTATATATTCTACCTGAGTCAGGAACATACATACCCTTGTATGTATTATTGAAATAATCTAAAGCTTCTTCTTCGGTGTTAGCCTTAACCTCAGTTATGTCAGTTTCCCCTGAAGCCTGTTGCTCAAACTGTACCTTAAATGTTTGAAGGCCTTCATCTGTACTTTCAACTTGCTTTAATGATTCATCAACTTTCTTTAGAGTATCCTTGAACTCTTGAACTTCTTCATCAGTTCTTGGTCTGGCTCTAATTAAATCAATACCTGTCTTACCAAGACCACCGACTGTACCACCAAGAGCAAACTCAGTTACTCTTCGCCCTAATGCATCGCCTGTAATTAACTCTCGGTTATCATCATACAATGACTTAGCCATCGCATCTAATGTCAATCCATCACCAAGTGATTCTTGTGTACCTTCAGCTATTGCCGCCTTAGCAGTATTCGCTAATACTGTCTTTAACTGTCCAGAAGGTACTCCTTCTCCTCGGACTAAATTAGTTAATAAATTCTTTACTGTAGGAGTGTTTAATCCTGGAGTCTTAGTTATGTATTTAAATACTGTCGCATCCAATGCACCAGTAGTTAAACCATATGCCCATGATCCACCAACAACCTTATCTCTAGTATCCTTGTCCATCTCTAAGAGATCAAGACCAAGGGTTCTCTCGGCATCTTCTAAGAACTCTATCTGTCTGTTGAAGAATGCAGTACCATAAACTGCCGCCACACCACCTACAGGGCTTCCGACTGCAGTACCTACAGTACCCACAGTACCATAACCTAAGAACTGACCAAGACCTCTAAATACTTGGCCTGCAAATGTATTACCATATTCTTCATTAGCATTAAGATATTCAGGAAGTTTTTCTTCAGTCCATCCTTTGATGGAATCAGCAAAATCCATGCCCTTCTTTTGCTTCTCTAGCTTAATGTCATTAAGCCTAACATATCTATCGTAGCTTACATTTTTTACTGACTCAGGTGAGTTGTAAAACTCTTGCTCAGTCATTGTAGGCTCGGCCATAGACAATGATAAGTTTAGGACTGCACCTTCAGCGGCTTGCCCTACAGTCTCAGCAGCACCTAAGCCAAACTGTTTAGCTGACTCTATGACAACATTAGACCCAATGTCATCATCTGTGAGATATGCACTATATGATGGGTGTTGGTCTAATACTGAGGCTACGACTGTTTCGTCATCTACACCCTGTAATTCAGGATACTTAGCCTTAACTTTTTGTGCTAGTTCTTGGCGAGTCATCGTTGCTTAGGCTAATAAAATCTAGGTAAATATATGTCTGTATAACTTTGTGTCATATCACCTTCTGCACCTCTTGAATATTTTTCATAGGTCTGAGGGTATTTGTATTCAAAATCCTTTAAGTATGCTTCATACTTTGCTCTAGCATCTCCTTTTCTTTTACCCATACCATCAACAAACTCTTTAAAAGTTTTAGGTCTATTGGTAGCAGTTAATGTTTTAAATCCTTCTTGTTCTATTATCTTAGGCTTAGGTACATCAAATTCACCATAATCAACTTGTGTTGTAATGTCTTCTATTTGACTTAATGTAGGTGCTTCCTCTTCAGGTATATCTAAATCTAATGAATTAGGAATAGCATCTGACTCTGTTAATACAGTACCTGTGCCTACTTGTGGTTGACCAATCGTTGAAGTATTTAGCTCAGGAGTCTGTGCTAATAATCCTGCTTTTCTTGCGGCATCATATACAGGGCCACTTGTAACAGGAACTTGTTTGTATTCCGATCTTCCTGGGAGTATATCTCCTATATTGAATCCAGGCTTAGTATTAATTTCTTGTACTACTTGACCACCCACAATTGAGAATCCTTGATTTGTGTAAACACCACCTGGTTCAAATCCTTCAGACACTTTTTGTTGATCAGTAATACTTAATGTTTCTTGTTCGGCTAACTCACCAAATGCTTCAATCTGTGCAAGTTTAATTTTATTCTGGCTCTTCATGCCCTCTAGAGCAAAAACAGGTATAGCGGCTTGTACTCCCTCAATCCCTACTGAGTTTATAAAGCTAGATGCACCTGCATTTGATTGTTCTTCCGATAAACTTGGATCAATCTGCCTAAGGAAGGAAGCTATCATAGGAGTTGCTTGTTTCTTTTGTTCCTTCTGCAACTTCTTCTCATTAAATTCTTCAATGCCTTTGCCGACTGCTTGACCTAAACTAGCTAATGCTTGCGCATTTATTGCTGCCGCTTGGGTCATGCCTTGGGCATATCCACTATAATCTAATAACCTTGGGTCTACTCTACTGCCTGTTTGAAATGCCATAATTAAAATATCATATCTGCGATTCCACCACCAATTGGCCCACCTAGCATATTACCTGCTATACTACCAAATGCACCCAGACCACCTGCGCTCCTACTAGCATCAGCTTGTGCTTGTGCGCCTAATAAACTCATATCTTGTGATCTTTGTTGCATAGCCATATTGATACCTGCATTTGGATCAAATAGTTGTGGCCCTTGTTGTTGAGCCGCTAAATTAAATGCACTTCCATATGCTTGTGTTCCTAGTGAACCTGATAAGGATGGTCTTCCAAATAGAAATGCAGTAGGGTCACCACCTGATGATCTAAATTGATTGAATGCTTGTCCTAATGCATTTTGTTGTGCTTGACCTAGTTGTGAGCCTAATCGTCTTGCACCTAATCCCATTTGCCTGCCTTGTATACCTGCAGAAAGCCCAGCTTGAGTCCCTTGCATAGCTTGGCTTCCAGCTTGCAAACCTTGTCCACCTGCTTGTAGTCCTAAGCCAGACATTTGCATAGCTTGTCCTCTGCGACCTTGGCGCATAGATTCAGCACCTTGTTGCATACCAAATCCTAGCTGACCTGCAGCCATAGCATCTCTACCTCGTTGAGACCTTTGACTTGCTATCATCCCTTGTTGTTCGGATGCAAGACCACCTGCAGATCGTGCCTCTGCTCTTAGTCCAGACCTAGTAGATTCACGACTAAGTAATTCTTTTGCCATTGTAGAAGCATCGCCTACACGACCACGAGCAGAACCTGCCATTCGAGCCGCTTGGTCTGCTTCTCTAGCTCTCTCAGAAGATAGTCTACCTTCTGATTCTGAGTATAAAGTCTCTGCTTGTTTTTGTTGTAATGCTTGGAGCTTAGTTAATCTTGGGTCATCTACACTTGCTTCTGAAGCTAATCGTTGTGCTTCATCTGCTGATAGCTGAGATAGCATATCAACTCTTGGATCAAGGTTCTCGACATCTGCACCTAGCTTATCTGCTTCAGCTTGGAAGCCTTGTTGCAAATCCTTAAATCCTTGTCTATCTTCTCTGAATCCGGCAACATCTTCATCGAATGCAGTCTCTGCACGAGAAGTAAAATCCTCAATATCTCCTACTGCACCCATTACACCTGCTCTATCTTCAGCAAATGTATCAGCTAATCCTCTTGTTGCTTGAGCGGCTTCAAATGATTCTGGGTCAGCGGCTCTGACTGCTGCGGTATACTCAGGGCCAAACTGTTCAAGTTGTGCCATCTCTCTTTGCTTCTGCTTAGTATCTTCTGCGCCTGCAATGTCAGCAGCCCTACTTTGCATTTCAAGTAAGCCTGCTTGATCTCCTTGACCGAACAATGCGGCTTCTTGATCAGCTAACTCTAGTGCAGTATACTGAGGTCTATAGGTTCTCTCAGCCTCGATGAGTCTTTGTTGAAGTATAGGGTCTGTGACACCTTGCGCTCTACCAAAGTCTGAACCAAATAAATACTCACCCATAGCCTTGCCTGGATCAATAGGGTCTGGCTGATTGATTGTTGTTTTTCCTTTTCCTCCCATTATGCCTTAAGTAACTTGTTAAAATATTTAGTTGATAAATCTACCTTTGTAGGAACTCCATGTCTATGTCTGATCCCTATTAGTTTCTTTATTAATACATCTGGTTCTTTTGAGAATAAATCTAATGTTAATTGTTTTAATACTTTTCTGTTTTCTGCAAATAAGAAAGCTAAGAATATTGAATCACCATTTGGATCATCTTCTTCCCAACCTCTAATAAATTCCCATCCATCTTCGTAATTACAATTGTACCACATGTGTACACCCACAACTTCTTTGCCATCATATATAACTGAGATTGTGTTCTTTGACATATGGTACGAAACCATTGTAGTGATAATATCCTCTCCCCAATCATCGAATACTTTTCCATTTTCTTTACTTATACAATAATCGACTATCTTTTTTACCTCTTTAGGTATGCCATTTATTTCTAACCACTTTCTAATGTAGCTTGCTAACATTTATTTAACTTAGTTGTGTAATTTTAAATACACAGTCTTGCGCATCCCATTGGTCACGAGCAGCACTACTTATAGGCTGTGCATAAACTGCTAGTTTATCAGTCGAAGCATTTGATATAGTTCTAACTATAGACATACTAAAAGATACAAATGAATTTGCAAAAAAATTCGCACCTTGATCTTGTAAATTACTAGTAGAACTTAAATCATTAACAAACATTAAATTATATTCATCGTAACTCGTTGTATCATTATCCACAAATTTTCCAACTAATTCTACTAAATAAGTGCCTGCTTCGTGAAAAGTAAACAAACCTCCAGATTGAGTAGCAATATTATAAGGGTCTACTACTTCACTAATGTTAGTTGAAATATAACGAGTGCCATCGGTATTAGTACTACCAGAACTTTTATAAACTGCGAATGCAACATTTTTAACAGCATTAGTAACAAATGCAGTAGTAGCTAATTTAGTTGAGTTATCGCTGACTGATTGTGTATTAGTAGTAGAGTTATTAGGTATTGCTGAATCTAAATTTATAGTTGCACTAGCTCCAAGGGCTACACTACCACCTCCATTTAAACCTGTGCCTGCAGTAACTGTAACTGCACTATTAGCTAAATTAGCATTAGAGATTCCTGCGCTTCCTGATAGTTCGGAATTAGTTAAGCTACCCACATTAAGTGTTGCGCTACCTCCAAGAGCAATTGAACCACCACCACTTAAACCTGTACCTGCAGTAACAGTCAATGAACTATTAGAAAGTTTTGAATTTGCTATACTTCCTGCGAGTTCATCATTATTAACACCACCATTTTTAATTATTACATCACCACTACTGACAGAAAAATTATCTGTATTAAATTTAGCTATACCTTTGTTGCTACTTGAAGCATCTTCACCAGCAACAGTAAGTGTATTATTGGCAATTGTGGTATCCATACCCTCGCCACCTGTAACAGTTAATGTTTCGCCTAAATCTATTTCATGGGTAGTACCACTATCAGCATCTATACTAATACCATTATTTGTTAAATTATCATTGTCTATAGTACCTACTTCTAATCCCGAAGCACTACCTTTAAGAACCTGATTATTAGCTATTGCTAATGCAGTAGGAGCAGCAGTTGAAGAGCCTGTATTACAAATAACAGACCTAGCAGCAATGTGCTGCATCTTAGCAAGAGGCACACCATTTGTAGCACTACCATCTTTGACTACTAATTTATTATTAACAACTGTAATTGATTGGTCATCAGTTAATGGAACTTTAGGAACTGCTTGATTAACTGAATTGTTTAAGTCAGTAGCAGTAACTTGTTCGCCTGTTACGAATGTTTTACCTGTTTGAAATGTATCACTCATTATTCTGCTTTATTTGTTGATCTAAATGTTTGTGCTGCTGATAGCTTGATAGCCCTTATGCTTGGTTTTCCTTCTTTGTTTATAATTCTAAATTGACCACCATAAGCTCTTTTATTTCCTATTCTACCACGAATGGCAACATCTTCACCTGCAGGTAGAGTAACACCATTATTATAACTTTGTAAAGTTCCTAATGTAGTATCGCTATCTATGTTCTCTGTCGGAAAATCTATCTGATAATTTGTAGGGCCAAATATAGGAGAGTCAGACTGTATTTCAAATGAATTATATCTCTTTCGGTCAATATCATTAAATGTATACATTCTTGTTTTCATCTCACCATTTATTAATACAGAATTAGCTAATGTACTACCAATGGTTGTAATAACTGTATCAAATCCATTCTTGGCATTATTAGAAAACTCAGCTTCGTTACCTGCTATGAGGTGAACACCACCATCATTATTTACAACATAAAGACCTCTTCTTTCTCCCTTGCCTGCAATAATTAAATTATTGTAGCTGAATATTGGACTAGTATTAATTTGGTCTATTGATTCCCATGCTTGTGTTAAGAAGTTGTATACTAATAAAGCATTATTAGCAGAAGCATCATCAGCACCAGGGGAAGAATCAAGTGGTACTGCTAGGTAGTATCTATTATCAAAGTAGGCAGCAACTGATTTACTAGCCAACCTTCTGTTGATTCTATCAATTGTACCTTGTATTGATTCAGACAATGGAGTCTGTGTACCACGAAGATTGTATTCATCCAAGAACTCTAATGAGTACACACCATTATCTGATAAGAAGAATACATTTTTACCAACTTGTACAATAGACATTCTAGCTAATGCTCCAATCTCATCAGTAAGAACTTGAGATGTAGCATTTGCAGGGTTAGTTGTTCCACTTACTCTATGGATACTATTCTTATTAAATATTAAAATAGAATCCTCAGTAAAAGATACAACACCTACAGTAAAGTCAGTACTACCTGCATTGAATCTAAATGATGCATATATTTTATCATATGTATTATTGTCTAATATATCTGATACAATAAGTTCATCATAAACATTCCTAGATGCATTGCTATTATCAGGGTCATACTGATATGGTACTATCAATCTTCTTTGGTGTAAAATACCAAACTCTGGTGAAGGCATATGTATAAATCCTAAGCCTTGTGGTAATAGAGTTTGTACAGTAACACTTTTATTTGATTGATTATAACTAACATCAGCAATAAATTTAAAATTCTCATTCTCTAAATCTATAGAGCTTACTGTTACTTTATCTTCAGCAGCTAGTCCTGTTAGGGTACTGTGAGTTACTTCAAGCTCTTGACCTACTTTTAACTTAGTTAAGTTAGTATAACTAACACCTCCCATGGTTACAACTTTATCATCAGAAGGTACTGATACATTAGTAGATGAAACTGATTCAACTTGTGTATAAACACCACTAGGTACTTCTGTAAACTGTGGGTACTCTCTTACTGTTCCAGTACCTGTTGTAGATTTATGGGCAACAAATACTACACCTACAGTATTACTAGCAGCACCTATTGTACTGAAATCACTATCGCCTGTTGTTTGAATCTTATATGTTCTACCTGCAACTATTGCAGTACTAGCTACATCGGCAGATGTATTGGCATCAATCTTATTAATAGATAGGTCACACTCTAGTGCAGTCTGCCCACCTTTCCTAAATAGTATAACCTTATTAAATGCCTGTAATATTTCTATATCTGAACTATTATCTACTCCAGCTGCATAAGGTATTGGATATGTTGTTGCATTAATTGACTGACCACTTGTAAATGAACTAGTCTTAATAGCAATCAACTGTGTGTCAGAAGCTAACAATATATAACTTTCATTATCAGCAGAGTTTGGATCAGAGAATTTACCCGAACCATAAATATTTGTAATGGCATCATCTATCAAAACAGGGAATACTACAGTACAAGTTCCATCAGTACCATCGGTAAAGCCAGTACCTGTTGCAACCAATGTATCGTTTGCTCCCTTTGTATAAATGTGAACACCATTAACACCACCAAGACTACACTCAGAAATATTAATATATCCAGTATTTGGAAAGTCTGCATATGTCGCACTACCACCACCAGAGAAATTGCTAATAGTTATAGTATTAGTACCAGTTACAGTAATACTTGTGGTTGTGTCTAGTCCTAAATAAAATGGTAAAGTTAAAGCATCAGTTCCTGTAGATAGTGGTGATGACTTTACATCAGCACCCAAGCGAACAGACCATTCACCATTTCTGTCACATCTACCATTTTTAGAAACCTCTAAAACACCTTGAGGTAATTGGTCAGGTCTAAGTCTATTGTTGAATCCAATAAACCCTGCATCCATATCCTCAAGAGTCCTATCGTCCCTTGCTCCATATTTATCATATCTAGACATTTAGCATTTCCATCTACGAAGGGCTAATGCCTTTCTTGTAGGTCTTCCTTTTGAATCCTTCATTGGCCCTTTCACACCAGACATTCTTGCACAGAAAGATTTCTTACGAGCCTTTTTCTTGCCGGTAGGCTTAGACTCAGTAACTGGTGGCTTTAGATTAGCACCAGTCTTTCTTTTGAAGTAAGCTCTACCTTTTGCAGTAAGCCCACCTTTCTTTGACTTATGTTCTTTCCTCATGCTTTTTTTCTTTTATGTGAGTAAGGGATTCTTTTACTACTTGTTTTGGTTCTTTTAAATTTGGTTTTCTCTGATGAAGACATCTCTGATTGAGTCTTTGGAGTTTTCGAGCTAACTCGCTTCGATGGTCTACAGGCAGGATATCCTCTTTTACTTCCTTTGGCAGATTTTCTTCCACAAGGCTTACCAGTTTTTATATCTACCCATTTCTCCTGATGCCATCTTCTAAGACTCATACCTTCTTTCTTTTATATCCACTAGCAGTTCGCTTCTTCCCATCAGATCCTTTTACTTGGCCTTTACATACTCTAACTGCATAGCTATTAGCATAAGCTGATGGATATACATCATACTTTCTCTTAGCGGCTGCTTTACCCCTTGCGCAAAGTTTTCCCATTTTTCTTCTTTCTAAAAATTATATCGTAGTTTTCCTCGTAGAGCTTTTGGTTATAGCCCTTCTTCGGTTGCATACCCTTACCCATTAGTATTTCATTTTGCCTCGCATTGCAGTTCGGCCTTTACCTTTACCACCTTTTTTCTCTCCACAACTTCCTTTGCTATATGCCATAATTATTTTCTCCTTTTGATCATTGTTAATAATAATAGCGAAAACCCTAACACTAACCCATAAAAGGATGGCTCTGGTACACTATTGTAATCTACTGAAAGTCTATAATCTACTTCACTCCAATTGTACTGTGTTCCTTCGTACAACAATCCATCAAACTCACTATATGCCCATTGTGGTATAGATGGTACAAAAAAGTAATTGTAATCAGTTGATGTAATGCTATCGCCCCAACTATAGTCGGAGTCATTGTTGATATCGAGTTCTGAAAATTCGTGGCTCATTTTTTAAATAAAGTTGTAAAGATTGATGCGAAACTCATAAAGAATTTCTTGATGAAATTGTCCTTAGGTAAGAACATCATTATAATAGATATTATACCAATGTATGCAAATGCCATAGCCATCAGATCATCTTTGTAGTGAGTTAAAATAAATTCTATCAT